CTTATCTATCTCTTCTTTTATTATCTTTATTTCCCTTTCTAAAATAATTCTTTGATTAATTTCAATTGTTCTTTTCAATATCCATTCTTTTTCATATAATTCTTTTTCTGCTAATTCAAGCTTCCTTTTCTGACAACCCTCACAACTCATCCCCTCAACTCCACGTATTCAACATAAAATTTATGTTTAATAGTATTTAAATTTCTAGCGCTTATTTCAGCTAATTCTTTTGTCTTATAACCACTAAAAATACTCATTTTTTCTTTATGTATTACAACCCACATTATCTTTTTATCTCCCTTATCATTTTATTAATTTCATCTATTTTATCTCTATTAGATTTATCAATAATCCAATAAATATGATTTACTATATAAAAAACACTAAAGAAGTTCCATATTTCTTGCATTATTCACACCTCCACAATACTAAATTTAGGATGCTTAAAATCAATCATAGCATCAACTAATTGTTTTTTCAAATCTTCCTTATCTTTATTTACAATGTAACCTTGAAACCCTTTCCCTTCATACATCAAACCAACATTCCATTTTTCATAACCATCTTTTCTTAATGAATCTGTCGTTGATCTTAGTGCTCCTTCTAAATATGCATCTATTGTTATATCATCTAATAGGGAAAAATCAACATCGTTGATTAATCCCAAATGAGTATATATTGCATACATAATCCCCACTTTTATTTTGGACTTGAATTTATACACATCTTTTTCAATCATTTATTCCACATCCTTTTATACATCAAAATTCTTTCTTTTCGTTCTCTTAATTCAATTATTTTTTCTTTTTCACTTAAACTTTTCGTGACATCATAATAGTAAATAAGTTTAGCAAATCTAATATATTTTATTTTCATATATCGTCTTTCTCTTCCCTTCATTCCTCCCCCTCCTTTTTCTTATCTAATTTTTCTTTTAACTCAATCATTCTTTTAACGGTTTGTTTATCCATTTCTTCCACCGCTTTTCTCACTTGTTCTTTATACCATTTAGTTTCATAAATACTCACCTTTACCCCTCCCCTAGTTCAATGAAAACTTTCTAATCTTAAGCAAAGTTCCTCCCCTAACTTGAGAAGGCATTAATTTTCCAACACCTCTCCATTTAGGTTTCGCTGGACAATACGGATCAATACTTAATCCGATTTCAAATTCATCAAATTCAACAGTGTCAGCAATATGTCTTTGCATACCAGCACACTTTAAATTCTTATCTAATGTTCTTTGGTCTTTAGGGGTTTTCTCCCACTCTTCTTTCGAACAATGTTTTAACACTTCTACCATATCCCCCCATCTATCTTCTTTCATTACTTTTTTAGCATATAGCATTTCACAATATGTTTTTGCACGGTGGAATTTAGCATATTTAAATTCTCCTTCTTTATCCCACATTCCTAAATCGTCAGGATGTATTTTATGTAAAATTTCTTTTGGTGTTTCTACCCCTTCTAAATGAATAGAGTCAGTATCACAATAGACGAATCTATCATAACATAGCATAATTGTTTCTACTAATTCTTCTCTTGCATAAGCAGTAACAAAGCTTGCATAAGCGGTGTAAATTGGATCAGCTGGAGGAGGGTCTTCATCTTCAACCCTAAATCCTAAACTTTCATCATCTTCCCACAAAAAAGGTTCAACATTTAAACGAATGGTATTCGTGCCGAATTTCCCATAAGGACTATTTAACATTAATTTACTCAGTTCTTTTAATGCACCATTACCATCTTGACTAGCTTGTATTTTAACTTTAATCCACTTATCAATATGTTCTTTAAAGATACCAACTTTACCTTTAAATTTCATACCTTTTATGAATTTAACATCATCTAAATGATAATGCTTTTGTATTTGATTCCATTGTACATTCGTTAAATACATGGTCACTATTTCACCAAAACTAGTTTTCTGAAATTCACGTCCATTAAACTTTCTTGCATCATCTTCATCAGCGTAATTAAAATCAACGTTTTGTTTCTTTAATTGAATTGTTGGTAGCATATTATCTTTCACAACAAATGAGAATTGAACTTGTTGCACATATAATGGATATTCTTCATCATATTCATATTCTCCTTCATATTCAATTGGTGTTCCATAAGGAAGCAATTTATAATATTGAACGTATGGATACATGGAGTTAATATCAAATACACAACCCTCTCCAATTAATTCGCCTTCTCTTCCTGGTTTAACTTGTGTAACACCACCAAAATATGATTTACGAATAAAACTATCAGTTTTAAAATCTAAAACTGGAAATATTTCTTTGAAGCCTTTATCTCCGCCAACAGTGGTTTTAAATTCGCCTAAAGCATCCGAACCAATTGTTGTTTTTTTCAATCCACTCTGAAAAACTTGATAATGAATAATTTTAGCAGTAATTTCAACATCTTTTTTCAAGTATTTATAATCAGCTTCACTTATTGGCTCAAAAGGTTCTCTTATTTCATCATAATCCAAATCATCTTTAAATACATCTAAACCAAACGCCATAGCCGCCTTTCTAAGACCAAAAGGGACTTTCTTTAAAGAATCCTTAATCGTGATAAACTGTCTTCCGCCTCTAGGTCCTTCTCTACAAACAATTAATTCAAACCACATTTTCTTTCCATCAATTAATCCTGTAAATTCTCCCATTGCAGGATTACGATCAAAAGTAAATGTAAAATTTCTTCTCAACAATTCAACCGCAATAAATGAACCATCGAATTTTAAGTTATGAAACCAAACATTTTTGCTTCCGTCAAGCATCCAATCAACATATTCTTGTATAGACTTTCCGTATGTAAAGTTATCCAATTCCCCTATAAAACTCATATCTTCTCTTATCTCGGTTGAACCCCATGACCATACAAGTGCCTGATCCCCTTTAACATGTTGTTTCCAAGCTTCACGTTTTCTCCATAACTCAAAATCATTTTCTTTCACTTTTAATTCATCTTTTAAACTATCAGGATGTAACCAATTTTCTGTATTTGTTTCAAAATCACAAGCATATGTTTTTATTTTAATTCTCTTTTTCTTTTGTTTCTTCATATGCCACTTTCCCCTTTTCAATATCTAGATAATAATTTATATTTATCTCTATTTTTATCATATCTTTGAATATCTGTTCTAACATTTTCTAATGCTCCTGCTAATCTATCGTCGAAACTTCCTTCTTTTCTTGACGAGTCACTAGATTCATAGAAGAAATTAAAGCCCATACTAGAACGCGCATACATAAAGTAAAAGTTTGCAAATTCTTGTTCACTCATTTTATCAAAATAATCTAACACATCTTTTGCATCTTCTCCAAAAGCTTGTCTAATTGCTTTGTATTGGTTCGTTCTTAATTGTGAATCCCTTCTACTATATCTTTCAGGATCAGAAACTTGTTTTAAATTTTCTTGTCTAATCTTTACTTTTACATTTGTATCTAACTTAGTTGGATCAAACTTATCTCTTACAATAACCTGTCCTTCTGTTTTATCTTTTCTCGTATCTCTGATTCGATTACCTTTCTTATCAAATCTTGGTAAACTTTCAAGATACTGTTGTCTTTTAATTTCCATATCACGTGCCACATTAGTTTGTAAATTCAATTTCAATAAATCTTTTGGTTTAAATTCCACACCATATTTATTCTTAAATGTGTCTTTCTTCCCAACAACAGGTGTTAACTTCTTTTTCATTCTATTGACTTCTAACTTAGATTGATGAACTTGCTTCTTACTTGCAATAACACCTTGTGTTTCTGTTATCTGCAAGTCTGCTCTATACTTTAGTTTCTTCATTCCTTCTTTCCAAGCATTATAACTAGCACGAGTTTTAAAAGAAGTAATACTTTTTCTAAGGTCAATCTCTCCTGAAATATCAACACCATATTTTTTCTTTCTAGAACGAATCATTGCTTTTGCGTTATTCTGCAATCTTTTAAATTCATTTAAATCTTTTTCAGATATAGTAAACTTAGGTTGTTTCTTTTTCTTACGTCTAGCCAAACTTATTTCCTCTTTTCGTATAGTAGTAGGATTAGTAGTAGGATTAGTAGAGTGTATATTATTTCAAATTACTTAAAGGACTTTTTATTTTTCGTGTTAGCCTTTTTTGTTTGTTCAATTTGATAACAACCACAACTAAGCGTTTTCCCTTGTCTTACGTCTAAACCTCTTAATGTTTTTATATTACCACAATCACATTTAAACTGCCATGTAACATGGCCTTTATCTCTTCCAGCTATATTTAAACATGTTAGTCTTCCAAATTTTTTACCACTGATATCAATTAATTTACCCATAATTTTCGATCCCTTCCTAATAACGTAATTTCATTATATCACATCCTTTGACTTTTCGTCAACATTTATTTAATAAAAAAGTTGGATAAATTACCCAACTATCTTAAATATCTCAATATGTTAAATATAGTTAAAATAGGATTATATATTTAATGATTTACTCATCCCTCTACCTCCTA